CAGGACCGACGGGTCAGATACGAGCGACATCAAACATCACAGCGTATTATTCTGACTCACGTTTAAAAGATTTTGAAGGACCAATTGATTCTGCTTTAGATAAAGTAAAAGCCTTAACGGGTTATTATTTTAAAGAAAATGATTTGGCTAGGTCTTTTGGATACGATAACGAGAAACGTCAAGTTGGTGTAAGCGCACAAGAGGTAGAATCTGTTTTACCTGAAGTTGTAACTGAAGCACCATTCAATTCAGACTATAAAAGTGTTTGGTATGAAAAACTTGTTCCACTATTGATTGAAGCAATCAAGGAATTGGACGACAAGAAAAAGGATAAATAATGTTTTTCGGAGCAACTGCATTTGGACAAGCACCTTTCGGAGCTGTGGGTGAAACAATAGAACAAATTATAATTACGCCCGCAAGTCACACAATTACACTTACTTTATCAAATGCATACTCGGTACAAAAGACTCACTTTGTAAATGGTTTTAGTTTAGATGTCAGTGAAAATTCTGTAACACCTCAACTACTGCCTGTTATATCAGGTCAAAGTCTTAACACTACACTGAACTCACCTAGTAGTGTGACAGCAGATGGTACAATTCATCTGGCTACTGGAGGTGGGGCTATGACTGTAACTCTTGGTCAAGAGATAGGCGGAGTAACAGCAATAGAACAAGGCTTCAGTTTAACCGCTGCTACATCAGGACAACAATCTGTTAGTGGAACTGCTTTACCTACTATTTCAGGTAACAGTTTAACAACTGCTGTTGGATCAGTTGCTTTAGGTCCTGGTTTAACAGACACTACTCCTCTTGTTTCACAAGTTGCAGGACTACCGGCAGCTGATACAACTTTTGTTGTCACTGTAGTGCAATCAGGTGGTCAAAATATTTTTGTAATAGATGGTGTACAAAAACCTGTCCTTAACTTTGTTAAAGGCAGAAAATATATATTTGACGTGAGTGACAATACCAATGGTCCTCACCCTTTAAGATTTCAAACAACAGCAGGCGTCGCTATTACCGATGGTGTTGTAGTGACAGGGACACCTGGACAAGCTGGAGCAAAAGTAGAGTTTACAGTTCCTCAGAACACACACAACACGATTAGATATTACTGTACTGTACACGGCACAGGTATGGGAAATACTATCAATGTTACGGGGACCGTGATTCAATTATCTCCTGTAGCTGCAGTTTCTGGTCTGTCTATGACAAGTTCCGTTAACTCAGTTACACCGAACTTGAATGTTTTCGTTTCGGGTCAATCTCTTACTTTATCGCTAAATGGTGTAGGTCTGGGGTATACTGTAAATATAGCAGGAAATTCCTTGACAACTACTGTAGGCACAACTTCTACGTTTACATTTAGTGAAGTAGATGATACAACTACAGCTACGATACCTTTAACTTCTGTAGATACTACTGGAGCAGGTGGAAGCTCTTGGACTGAGGTAGATGAATCGGGGGCTGGAACAATTGAAGGAGAAGCAGCATAATGGCATCAAGTTATTCGACTAGATTAAAGATAGAACTAATTGGTACAGGAGAACAAGCAAACTCCTGGGGTAATACTACAAACAATACTTTCAATAATACTATTGAGGAAGCAATATCTGGTGTTTATTCTAAAAACCTAGGGTCAGCATCAAGTCCTGTTACTCTACAAAATGGTGATGGACCTGTGACTGCAGCGAACAACGAACTTAGACAAGCAGCTATAAGGTTTCATGGTCACAACACAGCTTTTGTTATTCAAACTTCAAATTCAGGATCAACGGGTCCTGAAAGAATCTTTTTTATTATAAACGACGGTACTGTAAATGGTACTATAACAATGAAACTGGGTTCAGGAGGTAATACTTTTAGCATTGCTCCTGGTGGTAGAGTTCTTTTAGCAACTGATGGTACCAACTGGTATCCACTACAAACAACAAGTTCAGGATGGTCAGCAACAACAATAACATCAGCAACAGCAAATGCATTTAGTGGACAAAAATTATTTATAGACACTACCAGTAATGCAATTACAGTAACATTACCATCAGCCCCAGCTGTTGGAGATGAAATTTCTTTCATGGATGTTGCAGATAATTTTGGTACACTTGCATTAACAATAAATCCAAATGGTAAAAAAATATTTGGAGCAACAGCAAACGGAACAGTTTCAACAGATGGAGCTGCATTTACGATTGTGTTTACAGGAAATACTCACGGCTGGAAAATAACGGAGAAATAGTATGGCAACGTACGAGTCTAGAAGATACGATCTACCAATTCAAGCGAACACGATTGCTGACAAGTCTATTAGTAATGAGGAGTTTCAACGACTCAATAATGTTAGTTCAAATATTCAAACACAGCTAGATAGTAAACTAAACTCAGCGGGAGCTTTTACGGTTCAAACAGGAATGATTTTACCTTGGTCTGCTCCTATAGCAAATATACCTACGGGTTATTTGGGTTGTACAGGAGCAAATGTTTCACGTTCTACTTACAGTGCCTTGTTTGCTCTCATTGGAGTTGTATATGGATCAGGTGATGGGTCTAGCACTTTTGGACTACCAAACTTTCAAAATAGAATGGCAATAGGTAAATCAGGAACATATGGTCTTGGTACCACAGGTGGTGCTACAACTGAAGCGTATACTCCTAGTGGATCTGTTTCTGTTAGTGTAGCTAACCACACACTAACAACAGCTCAAATGCCAAGTCACACCCACTTTATTATGAAAGAGGGCAGTGTAACAACAAACGGTGTTTTTGGTGCTGTCACTAATCCTACCGCATACAAAGGTGGTGCAGGTGGTATGGGTTCATCTGACTATCATGTTCAGTTTAGTACAGGGAATCCTGATGTTGGTGCTACGAATGCCGTTGGTAGTAGTCAGGCTCACGGTCACAGTGGGTCATCTGGCTCTTTCAGTGGTAGTGCAGCAACTCTTGACATTCTAAACCCTTACATTTCTATTAACTTTATAATAAAAACATAATATGGCTACATACGAATCAAAAAAATATGCAACGATACCAATACTAGCAACACAAATTGCGGATCAATCTGTTAGTAATGCAGAGTTTGAAACCTTAGATGGAGCAGATACTAGTACAACTATTCAAGCACAGTTAAATTCAGTTCTTGGTGCCGGCGGTGGTACAATGACCGGTAATCTAAATTTTAATGACGACGTCAAAGCAAGATTTGGGGATAGTCAAGATTTAGAAATCTTTCACGACGGTAATGATTCTATCATAGCAGATACAGGAACAGGGGCTTTAGAAGTGAGAGCTTCTGTGCTTAATGTACGTAATGCTGCTGACAGTCAAGATATGATTCAAGCGACAGAAGGCGGAGCTGTTACTCTATATCATAACAACAGCGCCAAGGCAGCTACAACGTCTTCTGGTTTAAACGTTACCGGGACATTGTCTGCAACAACTGCAATAAGTGGTCCTTTGTCTGGTAATGGCTCTAGTATAACAAGTATAAATGGTTCAAACATTTCTTCAGGAACTGTTGCTGATGCAAGAATATCTACTTTAACTTCAAGTAAATTATCAGGGCCTTTACCTGCAATCGATGGATCAGCATTAACTGGTTTACCGACAGGTGTTGCAACGAGTGTAACCGATATAGGATCAATACAAGTTTGTTATTATGATATTACTAATTCAACAGCTTCCATAGCTAGAGGTAGCACAACGTCAGGAGCTAACTTAAAGGTAGTGACTTATTCAGTTTCAAACCTTCTTTTTGCTAAAAAAACTTTTAGTGGATCTCAACCAGCTCCAGCAGGTGGTACTGCAATTGGAAGTGGTACTTGGTTATCTTTAACAGGAACTGCAACTGCAAATGTTACAGGCGGTACTCAATACGGTCCTGGTTTATTTCTTAGGATTTCATAATGCCTTTAATTAAAGCACAGTTTGCTCCGGGTATAGATAAACAAACTACAACTTACGGTGCGGAGGGTCGTTGGATAGATGCAAAAAATGTACGTTTTAGATCAGGTCTTCCAGAGAAAGTTGGTGGATGGAGCAAAGTTGTTACAGGTAAAAAAATTGCAGGTGTTGCAAGAGCAAGCACAGCTTGGGTTTCTTTGGCTGGTGTTCGACATTTAGCACTAGGAACTGATAGAAAATTATATGTGTACGTAGAAGGTGTTTTTTATGACATTACACCAATCAGATTGGAGGCAGCGTTGACTGGTCCGTTTGCCATGACTAGTGGATCACCAATAGTTACAGTTACACATAACTCTCATGGAGCAGCACAAGGTGATTTTGTAACCTTTGATTCTTTTTCTACTGCTCAAGGATTAGATATGAATAACGAGTTTGAAGTTACAGAAGTTGTTGATGGAAACAGCTACAAGGTAACTCATACAAGCAATGCCAGCGGTACAGCAAGCTCGCAAGGTGGAACGGGGAACGCGAAATATCAAATAACAACCGGGACAAATGTATCATCTTTTGGTTTTGGATGGGGTACTGGAACGTGGAACGCGAGTACTTGGAATACACCAAGGTCTACAAGTGCTATTGAGCTGGAAGCGACATATTGGAATCTAGATACTTTCGGAGAAGACCTTTTAGCAATCAGGAATGATGATGCTCTATATCGTTGGGACTTATCAAACGGTACAAATAATAGAGCTGTAAAAATATCAGCAGCACCTGGAACAAATAGACTGGTTTTAGTTTCTTCTCCTGACAGACACGTATTTTTATTTGGAACAGAAACAACTATAGGAAACGGTACAACTCAAGATGATTTGTTTTTACGTTTTTCTTCACAAGAAGATTTTAACACATGGACACCTCTATCAACAAACACAGCAGGTTCTTTTAGAATACAAGATGGTTCTAAAATTGTTGCAGCAGTTAGGTCAAGGGGTTCTATTCTTGTTTGGACTGATACAGCACTACACGCTTTGAACAACATCGGACCGCCATTTATATTTGGTCTAAACCAAATCGGTGCGAACTGTGGTGCGATATCTGCAAACTGTGTAGCTGATGTAAACGGTGTTACTTTCTGGATGAGTCAAACCGCTTTCTATCAGTTTGATGGTGCGATCAAAAAATTAGATTGTACTGTGCAAGATTTTGTATTTGACGATATTAACTCAACGGCAAACGGACAGGTTTCTATTGCAGTTAACACAGACTTTAATGAAGTAACTTGGTTTTATGCATCATCAAGTTCTGATTTTCTAGATAGAAGTGTTACATACAATTACTTAGAAAATGTTTGGTATACAAACAGTGGTTTTGTTAGATCTAGTTGGGTTGATCGAGGAGTGTACCCATTGCCTTATGCAACATATTACGATGCAACTTCTATTCCTAACAACGAAACTATTTTAGGTGTAACAGCAGGGTGTACAACTTTATACAGGCACGAGGACGGTTTTAATGATGATGGTGCCGCCATGGATTGTCAAATTACAAGTGGTGATTTTGACATTGAAGAAGGCGATGAAGTGTTTTTATGTTCAAGAGTTATACCTGATTTTAAAGATCAAGCAGGCAGCACTGATATAAAAATAGAATTTGCAAATTACCCAGCAAGCACAAACACAAGAAGTTTTACAGGCACAACGTCTGCAACTACAAAATTTTTCTCTACCAGAGGCCGAGGTAGACAAGCAAATATAAAAGTATCTAGTAATGCTGTAGATTCAAACTGGAGATTTGGAACGGTTAGATTAGACATTCGGCCGGATGGAACTAGATAATGGCAAAAATTAATATTACAAGATTACCCTTACCTCAAGATAAATTTGATAGGCAGCAGCAAGATATTCTTATTCGTGAGCTGGAGAACATAATTAACCAATTGAACTTTACGTATCAACAAGACCTACGTGAAGAATTAACAGCAAGGAGCTGGTACTTAGGATGAGTGACGTATATAAAAATAGAAGTGTTGTTTTGGCAAATACAGCAAAGACAATCC